GCAGCAAAGATTTCCTTGCCCTTGTGCATCACCCGGACAGTCCCGGCTTGCCAGTCCTTTTCCACGGGCAGTCCCGCGCTTTCCAGAGCTTTTACCATTGCTTTAACGTGTTCTTTTGTAAGTAATTTGGTCATGGTTAAATCTTAGTCTAGTTTTTATTCCTCTTCTTCCTCTTCTTCCTCGTCCTCTTCTTCTTCCTCGATGAATCCTTCGCGCTCGCAAAGGTCTTGAACATCGGCTTCCGACATGTAGGAGCAGAAGGCACTGATCACGGTATCCTTATCAAGAATACCCTCTTCGATCATTTCAAGCAGTTGGTTTGTGTATTGTCTGGTCATGGTGTTATCTTAATCTAGTTTTTAAACGATCACATATTCCCCGCGCTCCAATAGAACCCCCACAGGATCATCCTTTCGCTCATGGATAAAAATCAATCCTTTTTCCTTCCAATCGGGTTGATTGGTGGCATGGGAGAATCCATAGGTCTTGCGAACATCAAGAACAATATCAGTTCCCAACAGCTTGTAATTATGTAGTGGCTTTGCTTTCATGGTGAGGCTATCTTACGCTAGTTTTTATCGCTTCAAATTCATTTGAATATTTTCGCTCATCCGCATTCACCCTTGCCATTTCAGCAAGGACAAAATCCTCGACAAGTTGCGTTTGCTCTCCCGTGATAATGCCTTGTTTGTAAAGGTTGTATGCAAGGAACTCAAAGGTCGTGGTGAGCTTTCCAACAAGATATGGGTAACAGATAGGTGCTTCGTTCATAGTGACAATATCTTAGGCTAGTTTTTAAATGGTATCACAACCCGCCTTCGGTTATGTTCAGATGTTGAATAGGTTGAGGATCTCAACTTTCATGTTTTCCAGATACGCATCCATGTGTTCCGCATCGTATTCCATGGAGACTTCCATCTCAAAGTAATTGGAGATTTCATTTTGATATTGCAGAATGATATCTGCGATTTTTTCTTTCATGCTGTCAGTGTTTTGTGGCGTGTTCATGGTGACAATATCTTAGGCTAGTTTTTAAATGAATTGGGCTACTACTGTGGAGCTTCCTACCAATTCTTCCTTGAAAAAGCAGTCATTTCTATCAGAATTCCATCCACTGAAAAGGAACTTTCGCCCCTCGTAGGTGAGAACTTTCTTACTAATTTTCTTTACATCATCCCATCCGTTAGGGACTTCGATATAAAGCCATCCACGCCCATCGGTGGAAACACGGTAATCTGCTTTGATTTCTTTCGGGTTAATGGTGATGTTGGACATGGCTAAATCTTAATCTAGTTTTTAAATGGTGGAGCGTGTAGGAATCGAACCTACATTGGAGGTGTAGAAAACCTCAGTCCTATCCGTTGAACGAACGCTCCGATTTTGTGTTAGTTTTTAAGAGTGGTGCGCCCGAATGGATTTGAACCATTGACCCGCCGATTATGAGTCGGATGCTCTAACCACTGAGCTACAAGCGCATTTTGTTCCACGTGGAACATTGAAAGGTGCTTCGGAAGGGACTTGAACCCTTACGCCATTACTGGCAACGGATTTTAAGTCCGTAGTGTCTGCCATTCCACCACCAAAGCATGAGACTTTATTTAACGATTCCGTTGTGATAGTCAATCATGTCTTGGATATCGGATTCGGTCATTGTTTCGTTCATGGTGCTATTTTGGTTTAGTTTTTATCAGTGTCCCATAGCAACCTTGAATCCATATTGGTAATATCCACCAGTATCCAATTCGGAAATAATTACGTCTTTCGTCCACACACCGTTCCATTCCATGTGATAGACTTGTCCTAACGTCATTATTCTAAATTTTGTCGTTATCATAGCTTTATTCTGCGCTAGTTTTTATCGTGTTCCTTTTGCGATTTCAGCATGATGATCGGCTTGATACTTTCCGGCGCATATTGTGATTGTGCCTTGAAAAATCCCACCCAATCCCCGAATTTGTCGATCAGCTTTTGCTTTTGCTCGTCGGTGATGAAGTCGCCTTTCATATACATTCCCGCTTTTGAATTGTCCTTGTTTCGCATGATTCCGCTTTCATGATATCGAAATCCGATATTGCAAGCGAAGGAAATAAAGTCTTATTCCGTTGGTTTTCTTTTCATGTCAAAATCTTACGCTAGTTTTTAAAACCAATTGCCTCCATCCTTTCGTATTCCCCTATCCCAAAATCTTAGCCAAGGCTAAGTTTCTTAGTCCTAACATACTTTCTTAGCAGGGACTTAGATTGTTTTTCATGGCTAAGAAACTTAGCCTGTACTAAGTTTTTTAGTCTTGACTAATAACTATCCCTATCAGTCTTTAATCCTTAATTGTTCTACCTTGATTCCCATCTTATCAGCAATTTCTTGCAATGTCATTTCAACCACTTTTGGGCGTTTGTCAAATAAAACTCCATAGGAGTTTTCCCGATAGATTTCATTGCCCCTTGAATCGTATTCACTTTTACTCCAATAACCAGTGGAGTCTTCCCGATAGATTTCATTGCCCCTTGAATCGTATTCACTTTTACCCCAATAACCAGTGGAGTCTTCCCAATAGATTGTATTGCCATTGGTATCCCGTTCTCTTTTGCTCCAAGAACCAGTGGAGGTTTCATAATAGATTGTATTGCCATTCTTATCTTTGATGACGAATGGAAATGTTGTTACTTTTAATTGTTTGGCGATTGTCATAGTGCTATTCTGCTTTAGTTTTTAAGAGAGAAATCCGATCCCCATCAATCCATATAAACCCCAGCCTTGGAAAGTTAGTCTCCTCAAAGTTGCCACCATTCCACCAGTGTTTCCTCGGGAATTTCCATCCTTTTCGCAGCATTGGCCATGCGTTTGCATTCCCTGTATTGCTGGGGAGTCATCATGGAATCATCGAATTCCTCCCGCCCATTGCTTACATCGGATGCAAAGCAGAAAAGGATATCTTTCCCATCGGGTTCCTTATTGTTTTGTGTATTGTAAATACTAGCGAAGTAATCGAAGGATACGCTGTTTCTTCCCTTGGAAACCCTCACCTTGTAATGGTTATGTATTCCCATTGACCACGTTGGTTGCTTGGTATTGGAAAGGGTTGTCTTGATTGTGATTCCGTTGATTGTGTCTTGCATGTTCTTATTATCGTTTAGTTTTTAAACCAATCCCACAAGTCCTTCGGATTCCTTAATATCCTTGAAGTCTTGAAGGTGTTTTTCTTTGAATTCATGAAATACTTGGAATGATTCTGCTTGTTCTTTTGAATACACTCCCCCTTTGGAAACACGCAAACCGCTTTCCTCATGGATGATGCTTGCGTGTCTTCCCCAAGATAGGGTTTCAGTTTTCAATTTGAATCCGATTTTCTTTAATTCTTTTCTTAATTGATTTAATGTCATGGTGCTATTCTGCTTTAGTTTTTAATACTTCCTCTCCACCTTGGGGCAAATCTTCCGCAGGGCGGTTTCAATATGGGAATCGTTCATATACTCATAAAGCTCATTGATAAAATTGTATTGCTTTGTGGAAAATAGGATATCCCACACGAATCTCTTTTGCAGGTCTTTCACCCTATCGGCACGGGGAAATTGTCCTTGTTCATAAAGGGATTTGATATGTTCTATTCCCCCGCATCTTTCCGCTTCCGTATTGATAATGGTTTCCAGCTTTTGGTAATCCTCCCGTTTGATCTTCATGGCTTTATTATCCTCTAGTTTTTAACCTTCGTAAAGTTCCTTGCCTTTTTCAATGATCGCTTTCATTCCGCTTGGGGAAAGATTGTAATCCCCTGCCATCTTTTCAATTGTCAGATAATTATTAACCCAATCCAGATACGTTTTGATTGTCCATGCATCCAAAGCTTGTTTTGCTTGTGTTTCGGTCATGTCCAAATCTTAATCTAGTTTTTAAAGGAATGGATTGGGAATCATTTCCCGTATCATCTCACAGTGTTCTAACCTTGCTGCTGACGCTGCTGACCGTGCTGTTGACCATGCTGCTGACTCTGCTGACCATGCTGCTGACGCTGCTGCTGACGCTGCTGACTCTGCTGACCATGCTGCTGACCATGCTGCTGACGCTGCTGCTGACGCTGCTGACTCTGCTGACCATGCTGCTGACCATGCTGCTGACGCTGCTGCTGACGCTGCTGCTGACGCTGCTGCTGACGCTGCTGACCGTGTTTCTTCGCAAGGGTTTTCAATCCATGCCCTTGCAGCTTCAATTGCAAGTTTTGGGCGATTTTCCCCTTTAGGTATATTGACAAGACATTTTTCCGCAAATGCTATGGACAATCTCACTGATTGTTCCTTTTCAAGAGGTTTGCATTTTTCAAGCATCCAAAAAAGCCATTCTGGTTCCTCACAAGCATCCCAAACTTGGGACATGGTTTCGTGGCTTAGAGCAAATTCTCGCCCTTCCTCACACATCTCATTCGGGGAGTATTTGTTACAAAATTCAGTCGTGTTCATGGTGTTATTGTATTCTAGTTTTTATTGTTCAGTTTTTCCGCCATTGCTTGGGCTTCCTCCATCGTTTGGATGATCTTCCCATAGAAGTAATTGGAATAGGTGATTCTTCCGCGATCATTGATTTCCATGGAAGGCTTGTGAATCACTTCATAAGCTTCCTTGGGGGAGGGCATTGCGCCATGAAAGGAAACGTGTTTGGGTAATAGCAGATGGGCATATTCATCCTTGAGCTTCCATAAGGGATTTGATATCGCTTTGTAGGTCATGGCTAAATCTTAATCTAGTTTTTAACCCGTGTGATTTGCACCAGTTCAATCCCATAGGTATCCCCTTGCCATGATATGATGCTATTCCAGAACCAATCTTGGATTTCAAAAACATCCCCCCCCTTGCGATATTCCGTGATGATTTCCCCACAATCCTTGTAAGTGATCCTGTATTTGTTCATGGGGTAATTGTGGTTTAGTTTTTAAGCTTTTCTTTTCTCCAGATCAGATTCCCCGAATGTCGCCTGTCCCAGAAAGTCAAATTCCTCATCAGTGCATACGTTTTTAGCGGAGGCGCATTCGTTGAGCCTGTCAAACCCTGTCACAATACAAGTTCCCCAGCGAGGGGCGTTGAATTTGTCGCCTTTGCGAACGGGCTTTTGATCGTGGTATCGGAGTGTCTTCATGGCTCTATATTACGCTAGTTTTTAAAGAGGGCATGGGCATTCCCCATTCACCCAATCGCAAATTTCCTCAGATAATTCGTTAATCGCACTTTGGAGCGTTTCAATGTTCCTCCCCTTCCAATGCTCTCCCATACCATCAGGAACAGCGAGGATTTTGCGCTTGCCTGTCACAACATGGATAGGATAAAAGAACCATCGGCTCCCCATGTCACTTGAGCGATCCCAAGCTGCATCAATGCTTTTGAAATTCCTTCCTTCCGTAACCATTTCACCATCGATGGCAATACATTTGAGTTGAATCATGTCGTTATTATGGTTTAGTTTTTAAAAGTCTGATTCAGGGCAACAATCGGGATTATAGAAACTTTCCACCTCCTCCCCAATAGTTACCAATTGCAGATATTCCACATTTTCATCATGTTCATATGAGTCAAAAGCGTGTTTGGCATCTTTCAGAAATTGAAAAGATTGGTAAGTCTTATCACAATTTCCCCATTCAATCAGTAGTAAGTAAGGCATGGCTTTATTATTGTTTAGTTTTTAAAGGCAGCTTTCGGCATCTGCCAGAATTTCCTTGGCAACCTCTCGACAATTGGAATTCCGAAAGAGATATCCCACTCCCCACGTTGGATAAAGATAAGCTCCCCCCGTATAGCTATTATCCCCCGTTTGATATCCCCATTCCCCATTTTCCGTATTGATCCCAATTGTGATTTGCATGGATGGCGTATCCCCATCCTCAAATGCACGGGAATCCTCATCAATGTATTTCTTGCAATGTATGAGAAGCTTTGTAATTTCCTTGATCGTTGGTAGCTTGTGTTTCGTCATGTCCTTATTATGGTTTAGTTTTTAAGCTCTCACATAATAGTCATCCCCTTGATAGGAAACGATTGTGTAATCTTGTGCCAAGGCTTCCGCCGCAGCTTCCCAATCAATATGATTGTAAGGCCATGACGCATTTCTTTCAGTTACTCCCAAATCTTCCGCCAGTTCCCTTGCATAGTCCTCAAAATCATCGACGGGAATCATCGTTTCCCCACGGCTAAAATCGGAAATTTCGCTTTCCAGTTCCTCCAATTCCTCCAGTTCCCCTTTCTCGTCATCGGAGAAATTATCAATGGCATTTTGCAAGGTTTCCTCCAATTCATCCAATTCATCCTCCCATTCCCTGATTTCTTCCTCATCCTCTTCGGAGGGTTTCAAATCGCGGTGTTGATCCAATTCCGATTGGGCATCCGTAACGACATCCCGCAGGGCTTCCAGTTCTTCCTTGCGCTCTTTCAAGTCTCTTGTGTCAATTGTTTTCATCGTGCTTTTATTTTATTCTAGTTTTTAAAAGTGGTAGTCCGGGCGGGTGTCGATCCCGCAACCTCTCACTTATAAGGCAAGCGCTCTCACCGCTTTGAGCTACCGGACAATTTTTATTTAATTTTATAGGACTTTTTCAAATCTCGCAAATGTTATAAATGTCTTCAATTTCAAAGTGTAGAAGAATCAATTGCCTACGCATCTCCCCAAGTTCCTTTTTCACTTTCTTCATATGAATCTTGGATTCAAGAGAGATATTTCCTTTTTCTTTATTGGCAATGTCCTGAATCATCGTTGCCAATTGCTGTTTAATGCTCTCGTATTGGTGCATGATCAAATCTTAATCTAGTTTTTAAGTAGTCGGGCGGTGTATTTGTCAATTGCGGGTTTCAAATCGTAAATCAAATCTCTCAAATACAATGCAACTTCACTCTCCCCCGCTGAATGTCCCCTTTCATATGCCATATAGGACAAAACTGAAACAAATTCTTCGGGAATGCTTTTCAATAGAAGCTCAGATTCCGTGGTTTCCTCAATCACCAGATCATCGCAAAAATCCATTTCATTTTCAACCTGCTCTTTGGTTGGATATTGGCAAGTGTATTTATACTTTGCGCTTGTGCCGATATAAATTTTGTTCATGTTTGAAGTATCCTCTAGTTTTCACTCGCCCAAATATGTCCACCCCACAAATCCCAACCTTTGGAATAGCTCATCCTTGAAGATTGTTCGTGCTTCCTTTTCCGTCAAACGGATTTCCAGAGTATCCCCTTGGCATCCCTTGATTGCAGCGAACAAATCCGCGCTTCTCTCAAACCGATACAGACCTGCTTTGTGTTTCATGTTTGAAGTATCCTCTAGTTTTTAATAAGACATGATTCGGTAGAAATCATCATTCTTGTCCACCCCAGCACCCGTTTCAGCAAAAGCAATCGACAATCCTTTTATGAACCAATCGGCTTGCTCTTTCGTCAGACCATAGGCGGAATCCCTACCGTTCATTCTCACAGTGAAATACCCATTTTTGTCCTCTTTGAGTTCAATGCGGTGTGTCATGGGCTGATTATGGTTTAGTTTTTAAATTCTGATACTCCCGCCCATTCCAGAAGTTGGACATCCCCTGAATTGATATGCTCTTTCAGGGATTCCAGTTCCGCGATTTCCTCATAACTGATACGTTCCGCTTCAATCTCCCCGCGAAGGTATTCCAATCGTTTTTGAATTTCGTTCATGGCTTAATTATCGTTTAGTTTTTAAGAGATTTTGGCAACCATCTCCACCCCATTCAAAGGGCGAGCGAAGAAAGCTTCGTTCCTATCGCTATTCCATCCCGTGTAAGCGAATTTCCTCCCCTCAAACGTGAGAACCTTTTTCACAAGCTTCTTCACATCATCCCATCCTTCGGGACAATCCACTGTCAGGAATTCCCTCCCCACATCTTCCCGGATGCTATGTCTCACTGTCACTTCCTTGGGATCAATTGTTGCTTTCATGTCCGTATTGTGGTCTAGTTTTTAACCTCTTGATTTTCCTCATTATCCCAAACCATGAAATCAATCCGGTTCAAATCTTTCCTTGGCTTGCGATTCGTGAAACGTTCATTAGAATCAGACAAACGAACAATCGTGAATTTGTAAAGATTTGAAAGAGGATTTTTCATACCTTTTGCGGGCGGGGCTTGCCAATGGATATAATACATGTTCATGTGCTGATTATGGTCTAGTTTTTAAAAGTCGTCCCCTTCCCTTGCAAACCCTACTCACCAGCGGGAGGAAGGGGACTATCCGACGAGAATTTATAGGGCGATCTTGGCTTGGAATGCGCCATTGACTCGCGGTTGGATATACGATCCACTCTTGGAATGCCTCACCTTTGCGTCAGGATGCTCCTGTAGGGCGTTTGTCGCGGCAAAGAACCTTTCCCGCTTGGCTTTCTCTTCCGCCGCCTTGTTGCGCTCCTGAAAGAGCAATTCAACCCGTTCCGCCTTGCGATGGGCGCGATCCTTTTCCGCGAAGATCATTTTCAGCTTCTCCGAACGTGTGAACACGTTGCCCCTTGATGCTGCTCGGAAGATCGTTGGTGCTGAGTTCTTGCTTCCCATCCAGTTGCTTTTAAGTGTCGTTGTCATTGTGGTATCAGTGTAGGCTAGTTTTTATGCTTCCAGATTCAGGAGAGTCATACGGATTTCAATGGATACCCGCAAATCCCTGTCAATCTCGGAGAATTTCTTAGTGTAGAAAAACAAATCTTCCATGAAAATCTTGCGATTGTCAGAGGTTGTTTCGTGAAGATTTGCCTGAAGCTTGTCGCGCTCTTCGTAGAGACGGTTGATCTTATCTTCGTGGTATGCGATGTGTTCTTGCTTGGTCATGGTGTTATTGTGTTCTAGTTTTTATGCGTCTTGAAAGTTCTCCAATGCTCGGCAAAGTTTCCGCTTGTCGGCATGATCCATTTGCATTTCACTGGCAATGAACATAATATCACCATCCTTTAGGTTTTGGATGAAATCCAGCAGGGCATCCCGCTCATCTTCCGTTAGCTTGTTGAGTTTGTCTTAGTAGTAGGACATGGCTTTATTATCGTTTAGTTTTTATTTTTTCCAAAGAATTTAGAAAATCTTCCGCCGCCCATTTGAAATCGAGTGCGAGTGTATTATTTAAAATCGCTTCTCGTAGCCAGAAGGCTAATTTTTCAGCATTGTTCAAAAATTCATCGTCCATGGGTTCAGTATCGTTTAGTTTTTAATATCCGTTCTCCAATGCCCAATCCTCAATCTGAGAAAGAACCTTATTGGAAATCTTCTCTTCCCCCCCATTATCTTTCTCAAGGAATCCCATGTCCAGAGCAAGACCAAGGGAAGATGCTCCCCCCGTATTGCTCTCAATGTCACAATATGATCGTTGATCCCCTCCCTCCTCAAAGAGTTCCAAGGTGACGGTATATTTTCCAAATGTCTTGGTAATGGTTTCGTTTCTCATGGCTTTATTATCGTTTAGTTTTTAAGCGAAGTTGGTTTCGTATTCCGAATGGATTTCCCCGTTTTTGAAAATATAAATATATTTCACTTCCTTGTGGAAACCTTTCTTTTCCGCGAAGCTGTCCCAATAATCACAGTCAATTATATGTTCCTTGACCCATGCTTTGGCTTCCTTGATTGTCAGGTGTTCCATGGGAGTTCCGATATGGTATTTCTCCCCATCAATCTCTTCAATACCTACGGTTTCAATTGTCATGGCGTAATTATGGTTTAGTTTTTATTCAGCAGTCCATCCCGAATCGCTTGCGTGGTTTCCTTGTTCCACCCATACAAACGGGCATCCATGTCCAGATTCATCAGGGCATTGGGAATGTTTCCGCTATAGTGCGCGGTTCCCAGAAAGTTCCACACAGCGGTTTCGTTCACCCTTGCGCGATTGGCAAGCTTTTCAATCTCTTCCCTCGGTATCTTGTTCATGGTCGCAATATTAATTTAGTTTTTAAGATTTCCAGTTCCTTTCGAATCTCTGCGATCTTTACCCGATTTTTAATAAAGTTATCCACGATATACATGGGAACTTTACTTTTAATTAAAACCTGAGAGGTTTCATCCATTGACAACATCCCCGCAAGTTTGATTTCCAATCGATCAATCTTTTCCGATAGTGTTTCTCTTTTGAATATGTTCATATGTGTATTATGGTTTAGTTTTTAAGATTCTATCTCTCTTCATGTTCAAAGGGAGGAGACACGTAAAAATTATCATACCAGAGAGAATAATTTTCGTGATAAACGGGACTGAGAGGATTGTTGGACAACCTAAATTCCATGTCGCTTTTTGCAGAGATCATTAAAGCGCACAAACCACTATCGTTTTTAGACTCCCACGCTCTTATCATGGATTTGATTTTACTTTCCAGAACACAAATCCTTTCGTGTTGTGCGGATGAATATTGTCCATACCTATTCAATTTCCTTTTCATGATAGGATTGTGTGCTAGTTTTTAAAGGACTTCAATTCCCCGCGCCATCAGATATCCCGTCATAACACCTTGGATATATGATTGCGTTTGCTGGTATGTCCCATAATCATCGGGAACATAATATTCCGATATCATATCACAATAGAAATATCTATCATCACAACGAAAATTGTCAGTGGAGAATCCCGCACCCCAATTATAATTGAGGAATCGTTCAATCAATTCTTGCCGATATGGTTCCATGTCTTCTTCAAACGCATGGTCGTATTTGATATATATAATTTCTTTTTGCATATCATACATCGTGTGAGAAATCAATTGCAATATCCCATAGAACGTGATCGGAATCATCCAACCATTCCTCATGTCCCAGCGCATCTGCACAACATTGTGCTGCTTCCGTCCAATTGGAAAAGTCTTGCATATTAATGGCGAACCATTTTTCAATTTGTTTTTCCTCTGTCATGTCGTAATTGTGTTCTATTTTTTATGCGCCACCGGAGCATCCCCACAATCGTTCTCTTGAACGTAGCAAGCTCCCACATCCTGAAAAACATCCAGAAATTTCTGGATCAGTTCCACGCTATTCCCCCACATTCCAAGAGAGAAAATGATTCCCCGCTTGCCAAGTTCCCCGTGGCATTCCTCAAAATCTTCCGTGTCCATATGGACAAACATTTGCCGTTCGTCAACCCCATCCTTGAAACGGAAGATATAGAAATTCCAGTGAGGATCATATTCAGGCTTTACAAATACATTGGAATTGCTTACAAATGTATTTGTAGCTTCTCCTTGAATAGTTCTGATTACATCAAGCACCCTCTTACCAATCTCCCGAACATCAATGTTGTCGGTAACTACATATCCTTTAGTGTCGCATCCCATGGTTGTATTATGGTTTAGTTTTTAAAAGCAATAATCTTATTCCAAGATTCTCCCACCTTGTGATTCCATTTCCATGCCAACTTATCAACCCGACGATTCCAGTATTTCCACCTACGGAAATTCCCACGTATCAGGCGATTTTCATTTTTGATTGCTTGGGATAACTTTTCTCTCGTAGTCATGGCTTGTTAGCGATAAGAGATTCGAGAGCTACCACCTGCTCGTGGACTTCGCATGTTGCCAAATTGTAGTCTGGTTTTGTGCCGTGCTCGTATCCGCCGTTATAGAGGCAGACGAGCGACATACACTCTCCATTCGCGTGTCGGTTGCAGCGAGATTTCAAATCGCTAACAAGGCGGTGGAGGACAACAGCCTCCCGTTGAGTCTCAGGTGTATTCATAGATTTTCGGCGGGAGGCTGTGCCTCACCTTGGTCGATATTGGTTTAGTTTTTAAATAGAAATTCCTGCTCATTGTCGATGGATTCCTTACACTCTTCCATGTCATCAAACTTGAGAAAACGTTCTTGCGTATCGGAATAATACTCAAACATTCCAGAGGGGAATAGAATAGTGATACCTTTGCCGTTGTGTTCAATGTAATCAGTCATGGCTTTATTATCGTTTAGTTTTTAAGATCACCGATCAGTCCTTGCGCTTGCCCAGACCTTGACAATCTCTCCACTTTTCAACTTAACTTCCACGCTGTTAATGGTTGCCGAATCCTCAATGACTTTCTCAATATCCTTGGAAAATTGATAGGATGGGCAAGATGAATATCCGATTTGCCATTGTTCATCCAATTCTTGGCATTCCTCTCGCTCAATTTCCTCCCCATCCCTTGTCCCTTCGGAGATACGCCATTCCGCCACAATATCCATGGGAATGCTATAATCACCTTGGCATCGCATGAACAAAGGATAGGCATAACCTCCCCGCACATCACATCCCGTATGGGCATAGCATACCATGATAGCTTCGTCATCGTAAATCCAATCCCGCTTCACATTATCAAAATGGGAATATACTTCCCATACATAGTCCTGAGATAAGTCATTCTCATTATTATATGTATTGTCCCTTGCAAGTTGTGTTAATCCCAACACTTCGGTTGCAAAGGTTTTCCCTGCTTCAAACCATGATAAATCGGAATTCTCTTCCAATGCCGCCCATGCTTCAAATTGCTCTTGGATATCGAAATCCACTTCACAAGTTTCAGCAAGGAAAAGAGCGGTTTCAATGGTTGCGGTAACATCGTTACCATATACATCGATCCTCACCATCGGTTGCTCTTCGGAGATTGGAGGCTTTTCATAATGCCTTCCGTAGTAGTCTCCACTATCCAACATGGACTTGCCTGTATTGAATCGGAATGCCTTGGCGATTGTCTCTTGGTTCTTGGTCATGTCGTAATTGTGTTCTAGTTTTTAATGCGTCTTGGTCTTGTCGGATTTGTCGGGCGCGGTTCATCCACATCATTGACATTGCGAAAGATGTTCCTGTATGCCGCCACAATCACCCCCATGGGCAATCCTGAAACTTCCGCCATCTTTTCCATGCTCACATCTTCCAGAATGTATCGGGCGGAACCAATGGCTTGCCAACGATCATCGTCAGTCATGTCCTCATAGGGCTTGATGTTTTCAATGTCCATGTCGTAATTATTGTTTAGTTTTTATGGGAGGAGATAGTAGCATTCCCCATCCTCATCCCTCCAGTATCCCCCGAACAGACTTTGATCCTTACACCATTCAAAGCGTATCATCATCCCCTTGCATTGCTTTTCCGTTCCCCGGAAATATTCGGGAAGATCAAGCATGTCCGTTCCCTTGTGCAGATGTTCCAGAGTGTGTTTAACGATCTTCATGATAGGAGTATGCTCTAGTTTTTATACCGCTTTAATCTCACCCTTACAGCACATGCAAGTGTATGTTTTACCCTCCATGATCCGATTCACAATCGTTTTGGATACAGTATGTTGACGGCATCCACAAGCGAAGAGATATTTCTTGACCTTGCGTGTCCTCTCAATGCCTGTAACATCGTAGCTATGGCATCGTGGCATGGTTTCCCCCGTAAGCACACGGCAAAAGTGACCCCATTCCCTCCCATGTGGCTTGGAATGGGGATAATGCTTGAACTGTAGGATGTGTGCCATTTCATGGGGGACCGTGCTGGACAAGAATTCGTCCATGTGCCTTTCAGCAAGAGCGAGATTGAATCGCATCTTGTGGCTTCTACGGAAAGCCTGTCCAGCGGTAGCACCCTTGAGAGAAAAATCAATCACACACTTGGGGAATTCGTAACCCTTAATTCGGGCAACTTCCGCAAATTGTTGGATTGTCTGGTGAATTCGGTTCTTGGTATCGGTCATGGTGGGATTATCTGCTAGTTTTTATACGCAGAGATAGACTCGCTTGCTTGATCCATCCTCATTGGAGTAGATTGTGATATATGGGAACATGCGAACACCATCCCTAACTTCACTCTTATCAAACATCAGATCATATTCCAGATCGGATAAGTCCTTGGGAAGCATATCTTCGTATTCCCATTCCACAGTATATAGATCATAGTCTTTCATAATATTAAAGGTTCCTGATTACCGTATATCAGGATCGGGCGGGAGCTTCCGCTATGCTTGGCTATGGAAACATATCAATCAATCACTTCTTCAGTGGAGAGAACGTTTTCCATCTTGATCGTGAAGCATTCAGGCTTTTCCTTTTCCCCCGTCAGTTTCTTGGCTTCCGATGGAGTGAGATATGTGGCAAAGATATCTTTTGATATCTCATTACCATTGGCAAAATATCGCACAACAGGAATCGAATCAGTTGGATACATGCGAAGATAATAATTGGTATTGCCTTCCTTTTCATATTTGATTAGGTAGGGAAAGTAGGCCCACTCCCCGAAAGGAAGGGATTGAACTTCCCCACGTTCGCCGGATTCGATCCCAGCCTTGACACTGGAAAGATTGGCGAAATCAAGACCAGAACGAATAATTGAAGTGGTGCGTTTTTCCAGAACAACATCCTTGAATGAGGCTGCTGGTTTTGGATTGCTTTTCCATGCCGCTCGCATGAATTGACCCTTTCCTTTGAAAAAGTTGGAAAGGATTTCGTTGGCAGTCAATGACTGAATGTTTGTAGTGATGTTCATGTTTGTAGTGTAGTCTAGTTTTTAATAAAAAATGTATCCCAGCCCAAGACTATCTTGTTGGAGATTTCTGAGAACGTTTTTCAATTCCTTTACACCCGTAGTATCATAGTCCTCTCCCATGTCCTTGGCATCAAGAACCATTTCAAAGAAACATTCCCCGATTGCTCCCATGAGATCGTCCTTACTATCGCACGTAATGGCGGTTGTTGTCTTCCCATACATTCCCCGTCCACTGTAATCTTCGTAAAGGGATAGGTCGTTTCCGTAATCAATAATCATTTCTGCGATGTCTTTGTTCATGTGCGTATTATGTTTTATTTTTTAAATAATATCAATGTGTGATTTTTCGCAATCCACTGTGATCATGGCAGAGAATTGATCGACATTATGATCAATCTCCACAATTCCATCCTTAAAGTCCTCCGCAAAAAATGTATAGAATTCCCGATTTTCAGCATTCATCAAATCGGAGATATTGTTGTGAGCATCCGCCACATCAGGATAGATATCAACCGGAACATACATTAGAACCGGAATCGCGTGGTATTGTTTTGTCATAGTATAAGTATCGTTTAGTTTTTAATCCAGATTCGGAACCCATAGATATGCTATCAATAAAGCAACACCCCATAGAAAGTTTCCTGATATCATCAGCCAACACATTGTAATGAAAATAATTCCAGTTATCATAATTAAAATTCCTCCCCTTCTTCGGTGTAGATATCCGCATCTTCATCCAGATAATCCATGATACATTCCTCACTTGTGAGATATGCGTATTCGTTCTCCAGAGTATCGCAGAACATCTTGGCGACTTGATCAAATGCCTTGCGAACAGTTCTCCCATCAAGCAGTTCCTTCCATACGCATTCCACGATGTCCTCGTCAAAGCATACACCCGTGAATCCGCACACACCGGGGAATTCCATGTCCTTGAAATGTTTGGGACGCGCATAGCCATTGTCGATCAGAACCCGCAGAAACCATGCCAGAGCGCGATTGCCTTCCAAGTCTTTAACGTAATAATTAGCAACTTTCACCTTCCAATTTTGGCAATAGCTACCAAAGGAATAGTCAACCAATCGCAGATTGCAAGCTTCACAGACTGCTTTCAGGGAATCCAGCATCTCTTGGGAAGTGAATTCCAAAAGACATTCATCGTTCTCCGCATCCCTGATCTTGTTGGTGATTACCCGTGCTTGCGCTTCGGGAGATAACTCCTTGTAGGAGTAGAGTTGTGTGGTGATTGTTGTCATGGTTTGATTGTGGTTTAGTTTTTAAAAGCGAATGCTTCAGGATACGAGTTCCATGCGGGATTCTTTTTCCGTAGGATTTCCAATTCTTCCAATGTCGGCTTGTTGTCCTGCTTTGCAATCCAATCAATGGCATGGTATCGTTCAGCGATTTTCCGTTGGGATTGGTAGAACATTTGTTGTTGCGTCTGCATGTTCAAATATTAATCTAGTTTTTATTCCTCCAACCCCAAAGCTTTCAACATGTCTTTTTTTGTTTTCAGTTTATTTGCGTATGATATATCAACATCACATCTAGTAGCTGTCATATCCTCCCAAACCTGAATTCCCCTTGAACGATTCGTCTTACCTTTGGTAATGAAAATACAATCGTGACAATGGGATACCCTATAATTGTTTTGCTCCGCAATTTCAATCACTGCTAGTATCTTTTTAGAGATATTTTTCATATCCAAATCTTAATCTAGTTTTTAAAAGTGGTCGGGCGTAATGCTATTCCCGTTCCTTCCGTCTCAGCATTTTTCCCGTCCGAGCGGGATTAATCGGAAGCTGTTTTTGACACTCAAGCCTCTACCAGAGCATGGGAAAATTCTTTCTCCGTGATATCAGCATCCCCATACTTTTCCATCCATTCCATGGCTTCTGATTCGCTTAGGGCGATGATATCAGAAGAACCTCCCCGCCCGTTGTTTCCAACTGGACATGAATATTTGCTCATGGCATTACCAGAACCATATAGAAAGTAATTCCCCTTCTTGGTTTTGTAAAGCGATTCAGTGTAATGATTGAAATCCGTTGAATAATAATTATTGGAATAATAATCAATTTCAGTTGCGGTTTCCGTGTTATAGACTTTTCCTTCGATTACTTTTTTCATATGTTTCTTTCTCGTTACGACCAAATCTTAATCTAGTTTTTAAAAGGTTGGGGCGGGAGGACTTGAACCTCCATCGCTGACTCGTCTGGCAGACAGTGGATATCATGTCTGTTGCGACCACATGCCGACATACCATTAGTCGCACACCCCAAATCTATCATCCAGCAGTAAGAACCAGATCACCCCGCTTGATAAGCTTCTCACGCTCCACGGGATTGACAAGAGCAGATACAAAGCTTCTCTTGTTCTCCATACCCAAGCCGAATTCAGCGGAGTATGCCTTACGTCCAAGGTCTTTGTTCGATCCACCAGTGCCATTGCCCCTAGTCCAGAATTCCGTCGCACCTTGGGCAAGGTAGAACATGTTCCCGCCGCGATTACCTGCACCATTCCATGCCAGAGAGACGATTTCCGTCATCTGATTCAGAGAACGGGTGGAAAGCTTCTCATCGCTCTTGGTCTTGTCTTCATGTTGTCAGTGTAGTCTAGTTTTTAAAGAGCATGTTAGTAAGCCCATTTAGCATCCCCAAGGATTTCTGTTGAGTCTTGCCACCAGTCATCCCATTGTTCGTTTGTAGCGACATTCCAATCAGGTATGCGCTCCACTGCACCTTTCGGAGTAAGACTGATTGGCAACCATTTCAAACGGTTGTTTGGATAGATTGCAATTTGTCCATTTGACAACTTCACAACATTCCCCTCCTTGTGTTCTTCAAGAAGTTCCACATCGCCAATGTCAATCATCCCAGCAGCTTGTCCTTCTGGAAGGAAATCAATGGTGAACCAGTAATGTCCAGTCATGGGGGCGCAACCTTTCCCCATATTCACCAACATAGGGACATCTGCAAGCTGACTTTTCTGCCAAACCTCGATACTACCCGTTAAACACTCCCACATTTGCACTTTATGAAGCGGAAGATTAACTTGTTCACCATTCGGCTCATAGTGATAGACACATTGAGGGGGAATCTTGTCGAAACAAGCAGCAAATCGATCTACCCAAACTTGAAAGCAGAACGGACGATTCCGCATTGCTCTGACACTGAGTAACCACGCAGGTTCAAAATCAGTCTCATTACCACCGAATGCATCGGCGCGAATATAGACTCTGGCTTTAGGTATATTAACGTTTCTCATAATTTTATCCTTCGATGCAATGCTCATCAAATTTCGCAATCGCCTCATCCAGATTGATGGGAAGGAAAGATGGCTTGCTGCCGTTCTTCATATCCGCAATGGGATTTGCCCATTGATCCGATTCTCTTCCCAAATACCAGTAAGCTTTCTTGTTCCTTGCGATGACCCTACCAGAGAATAGATTACCAGTAGGAATCCCATCCGTCTCCACAACGAATCGGGTGTTCTTTTCCTTGTCAATGTCCAGAGGAATGAACATGTAGTATTGTTTGGTCATGGCGTTATTGTGTTCTAGTTTTTATCCAGCAAATCCAGCACCCATTGAAGGCGGAATTGTGCGGGGAAACGATCAGAAATATATTGAAGATTGATAAGGATTGATTCTTCCGATTCATATCCATAGGTATCCACTCCCTTTCTATTATCTAAAGGCATCCACCCCCTCATTTGATCATACCAATTCAGATAGCGAAGTTCAGCAGCAATCTCTCCCCTGTGTGGTTTCAGGATTTCAATAGCTTTGGGGAGTGTCATGTCCTTCAAACCATAAAAATTTGAAAATACCCGTCTAAGAATTTCATAGCGATGCTCTCGCTTCCTTTGGATTCTGTTGATTGTTGTTCTCTTCATGGCTCAAGTATCGTCTAGTTTTTAACCCCTTTGGGTAATCTTACCATCCGCATCCCAAGCTTCCACTCTCCGATAGCTAAGACTTGCCTCAATAGCATCCATCGTTTGTTCCACATAATGGGAAAGCTTGCAGGTTTCCAGATAGTTCCATCTTTTGGTGAGTTCTTCATCTGTCCACTCCTCAAATTTATCTACGAAATCTTCCATGGGTTGATTATAATTTAGTTTTTATCCAAACTTCGCGCCACATAATCCTCAATCCCATCGCTTGGATCGTCCACGCATACCAGAGAATTGTTCAGCATTGCCTTGATCTGATTCATGTTCAGGGCTTGCATATCATCCTCTACTCCCAACCACCCTTCAACATATTCTCGAACTTGTTTGATTGTAAATGTTTTATTCGGCATGAGAACAGTGTGTGCTATTTTTTAATTCACATATCGTAATAGATAGTGTCGTTCGCATCACCAAACAACCTCTCCATCAAACGGTTCTTCCATAGCCTGTCCGTTTCGTTTCCAACCTCTCTCACTACGTTTCCAATGATATCCCTAAACGATGGATACTCTTCGTAATGCCCGATATAATCAGAATAACAACCATCCCAATAGATATCAATTTTCAATCCTTTTTTAAGTTGTCTTTCCTTAACCGTGAAACCAAGTTCTTCCAATTGTTCTTTTGTCAATGCTTTCATATTATTTTGATTGAGGAATCATCATATTGTGAGATACTTCTTTAATATCGCCATCGTGTTCAACATAAAGAGTTGAAGCATCGGGATTACAATCCTGCATAAATAGACATGCTTCGGTTATTTCAACAACTCCTAGATTCCTATGTGTTGCTTTACCCAACTTAAAATCATTATCAAATTTAATTTCTTTCATATTATTTTTCGTGATATCCACTTGGGGAATGAATGCAACCATGACCGGATGCCGTATTTCCACACCACCTACACTTGTTCTTGCCACTACCATGCTTGTGCTTCTTCACGGGACTAAGTGTGCATCCTGCACCATAGCCTGTCTGTCCACAAAATTCACATTTCCTTTCATCATCAAAGTGTTCATGCTTTCCATAAGGGGAAGCGGGACATCCTAGACCATATGATGAGGACTGACAGTATCTACATTGGGACATGGTATTATTTAATCTCAAGAATTCTCTTGGCATTCAGTCCCCCGACCTTGTTCGTTGGGTGATCCTTGCGTGTTGGAAATCTATCATGGACTTCATAGAATGATATAAACGCCGCAATATCCTTATCATTGATATTTCTGCAAGTATCTAACATATGTTGTTCTCCGCTTGGTAGAATTACATTATGATAATACCAGAAATCATCATCATCTTCATCACGTTCAATTAAGATGGTGTATTCTCCGATTTTGTAAATATCAGTCATCATATTAATAATATTTTGAGATTAAAGGATGTTGTGTGACATTGACATTGAACTTGATTCGCTTATGCCATCCCCGAATGCGATCACCTTTGATGTTATGGAAATGCGACACCCTACCGTTCGTGGAGTCGATCACGTTGGAGAAGATGTTGGATGCACTCTTCATACTGGATTGGTAATCCTTGCCTAAAGATAGGTGATAATACATTTTCCAAATGATGGACTTAATCAGACTGATTGTTGGTTTCATACTTCGATTATACGCTAGTTTTTATGGAACTTGTAGTAGAGTCCTGCTTGGGTTGCGATCATCAGGAGAAATGCCGTGACGATCATCCAAGTCTCTACCACAAATTCATCGTCCTGATATTGCTCCCAATTATGAGGCTTGTAATTTTTCAGAATTTCCGATTTTATCAAAGGTATGATATTAATATCAATTGGATTATCCAACAAGATCGTCTGAAGATTCATCTTAACCAGTTCCTTATCAGTCCATCCAAACACATAAGACCAACCATCACCATAGCATAGAACCAGATCATTCTTCCTACCGTTCTTCCAATGTTGTTGGAATTTCTTGGCAGTATCAATGCTACCCAATTTGACCATGAGAACATTCACCCCCCTTTGATCATATAGATAGGTATTCATCTTATCCCAATCCCAATGGCTTAGGGGAACACCCCCCAACAATCGGGATGACTTGAATTTATCATGGTTCGGATAATCAAATAGTCCGTATTGTTGGATTTCATTGTCTGATAGCTTTTCATATCCACGCAATCCCTTTTGGGTTAGGATTGGATTTAACCACATGGCAGTTCCATTGACCGGATAATCACAAAATTCGGGATCATCAGATACCGTGGAATGATAATCATATCTATCTCCTGAATCATAATCGGGACGATACCCCAACTCTTTACGAATTCCATGTTGTCTCCCAATGTAATTAAAATATCCTTCCGTGATTTGCATACTACCGATTGTCGTATCTGCAACCCATGTGGGGGAATGTGTTTTTCTTCTTGTAACCAGTCTTGTATGTGTATGGGATTTACCCTTGGAATCGGTTGTGGTGTATGTCTCCGTCTCCGTCCATTCAGCCTTCCATTTAGGAGTGTGGACAACCGACATAATCCTACCGGATTCGGTATAAGTATCATGACTCAGGCTACATTGTGATATGCCAAAAACAGAGATGATCACAACCAGTGCCGCTCCCACGCTTGTTGCCGATTCCCACAATTCAATTGTGTGGAACTTTTGCCATGAGACAACCCCCGCGATCACGGGGATTATCATCAACAGGAATATCCAGTATCCGCTCATCACTCAACCCAATTGGAATTATCCTCACCAGTGGCAAAATTACCTTCGGTTTCCTTGGAAGTTACGATGATAATTTCAATTTCCTTTTTACCAAACCATTTCAGAATGGTTCCAGATGGTACGGTTCCAATCATATTATCCGCTTGTCGTTTGATATCAACCAATCGTGTTTGTGCCATTTGCCAATCCTTTCGTCCTGCAACCACGATGTTCTGGAGATTCTTCAGCGTTTCAATACCTTGGATACTTGGGACTGCTTCCGTCACCATACCTACAGTGACAAGTTGACCATCCCCGGCAGTATTACCCCCTCTTGCATCGGCATAACCCGTGATGATATTGGTAAGGGCTTCCACTTCCTTGTCCGATACGTTGGCAGCTTCCCGAATGGATTTTCGAGTGTTATCAAGGATATTCTTATTATCCGTTTGTGCTGCTTTTGCAAGATTCTCAAATCTTGTGTAAGAGTTGAAGCTTCCCAGAACGGAAACCAAAAGGATTACTCCAAGGAGGATGACACCTCCAAGAACCGACAGTGTTGTAATTAGCGTTTTGCTCATTGTGTTATTGTGTTCTAGTTTTTAAGAATGTAGTAAGGAAAGCGCATAATTGATTCCGGCATGGTTATGGACACTTATTGGGGGTCATAAGTTACTGTTCTCCGGAAATGATTCCCCACGTCAGGGACTTTTCAGCTTCGACCATGATCGGGCCGATCCACGTCCGGCGCGTCCGAGTCCATCCGTGATGGTAGTAGCTAACATCCGTGTGGTAGAAGTCCCGCCCGCTGGATGAGAAGCCGCAGCGTCCCCACCATTTGCCCAGCCACCATATTTTCAGGCACCAGCGGTGTTTCTTTTCCGCCGTGAGGCAGAGTCCGTTCCATTTTGTGATTCGTATCGTCATATCGTGATTTGTAGGTTGGTTGGTAATTCGGAAGAGCGAGAACAAGCCACGGCACACGACCGAGACTAGCTCTCCAGTTTCATTTCAAAGGCTTCTCATTGGCTCCCGGCGCGTGCGTTGTGACGTTAGCGAAGAAATACTCAGCGTCCTTGCCCAGCTGCTCGATGGCGTCCTCGGCGTTGTCGTCGCAGTGTCCCATGTCCTCCTCTTTTTCGTTTCCAGACGGATCGAGCGGGTAGGTGCTGAACACCCATTTTCCGGGCATTCCGTCAGTCCACCCTCCTCGAACGTATTTCCCGCCGGGGCGGATTCCAAGACCTAGACGTTTGGCTTCTTTCTGTATTCGAGCATTCATGGTCGGCGTGCCTCCACTTGATCGTTCGCCGTATGCTTCGTGTGAGCCGAGTAGATCAGCAGCGCCACGGGAGCGATGCCGAAATGCCACTCGCTGACATTCCCGCAGAGTCGGCACTTGTAGGTTCCAAGTCCGTCGCCATTGCTCGCCAGCCAGTAGGCTTGATCGTTGAGCATGTCGTGGCACTTCGGGCAGTAGGTCACGCATCCACAGTTCTGGATGATGTCGCGCTCTCTGCGTGTCCACCGCCAACGGCGAACCAGACGCTGGACCCAACTGCATGGGCCTTCCTGTTCTTCTCTGAGTTTTCTGTGATTCGGCATATTATTTCTCCGGTTGAGTCTTCCCCCGCCCATGCAGCGGGTCAGCTTGGTCGTTCGTCGGAAGAAAGGTCATCAGCCGCTTGCAGTTTTCGGCGTCCCGGAATCGGTCGTAGATCGCCCACCATTCGGGGTCGGTTTTACCCACGATCAGTGAGAGTTCGTTGCGGCGGTCGAGTAGTTCGTGATGCCAGATATCGCTTGGATCGTAGCCGAGATTCCACGCGACGTTTTTCTCTATCTGGATTTCCATGCGTTTGAGTTGCATCCGACGTTTCAAAATCAAAGACGACGAACAAGGCGTGAGAGAGCAACGGGCGGGGTGTTTTGATTTCGTAGTTTTCATGTAGTTATTGAGTCGGGGGCTTCGGCGGTGCGGCGTTGTCCGCCCGTGCCTCCACATTGGCGTTATGCAGAATGCCAGTCCCCCACTTGGTAGAGCTTCCATTTGCCGTCAGGTCACGCATTTTCGCGGTGGTTAGTGTTTTATTTATTAAAAAGGTGGAGCAAGTGGGTCTTACCCCCACTCTAGGCTGATCATGCCCACAATCTACTCAACATATCTGGCTTTCACCACGACTGGCTACTCGATGCGTCAGGAGGAAGGGTTTCGTCTTTCCTTCTTTCTTGCCTGATAAACTAATCCAGAGATACTTCAAGCGACTCTGCTGTGTGTCTAAGATTTTCCACACCGTTGCTCCATTGGAAAATTGTTAGTCAACGATACCTTCGTTGATTTCGTAGATATTGGAAGGCTTGCCACGGGTTCCGCTAGGTTTCTTCACCTTGCCTACCACGCTTGCCTTGCCCATCTTGATTAGGGTTTGAAGAAATCCGTTCACATACACGGTATCTACTCCCAGCTTCTCACTCAGTTCCTTTACTGTTGTTTTCATAATGTTATTGTATTCTAGTTTTTGTTTGATTTTCAGATAGAAATTTGTTGCTCCAATGTTTCGGAAGAATGCTCTATCTCCTTCGATTGATTCCGGTTCTTGGGTTGTCCAAATGAAAAGGTCTTCCTGATCATCGTCTTCCGGTGCTTGCTCAAATACGATCTTATATTGGTCTTCCCCAATGTCAACGATTTTTGCGTCCTCCCCAATGGAATCTTTCCAATAGGAGATTTCCAGAGGTTTGTTAAGCAGGGCTTGGGGATTGAATTGGGGGTGCATTACTTTAATTTTTGTTGAAAATGCTCAACCAATACCATTCGTGGTGCAACCTTAATTTTAACCATATCAACAACACTCATAATAGTAATTGGTATGAATGCACCTGCAATCACCAACGCCAAAGAGGTAGATATAGAAATTGCTGCTCCTTTGTTGCAATAACCATATTCAAAATTCCAAGCTTTAATACACGGTTTGATTAGAAACAGAGAACCAATAATCCAAATGATGCCGATGATTACCGTTATCATATTACCATAGAATGTCCAATTGAGAACTTCCTGACAGTAGAGAGGAGATTGTTCGCCAGTGAAGTCAACCAAAGATTGACCCGTCGATTGTAGCCATTGAAGGGCTTCGTTTATTTGTTGTTCGTTATTCATATTGATATTGTATTCTAGTTTTTAAACAATCACATCAACCAATTCCTGATTGAATTCTTCCCCCAAAGTTAGGATATGTCCCTCAAAAATGAATCGGGCATAATCACCATATTCTTTCATAAGGTCTTCAATGGAATTAGCTTCCACCCAAGTCTTCTTTGTGATACAATGATGATGTGATCCTGATTGCCAGCGGTCTTCCCAAATTACTGTGTATTTCATGTCTTTATTGTATTCTAGTTTTTAAATTCTACGCTTGTGATGTAATCGACATGTTCCTTATTCTCACACTTCACCACGATCATGGGATTTCCCTCATGTCTGATATTCTCCCCCACTTGAACACCCCACCCATATTTGTGATGAATGGTATTCATATCGGAAACGAAAAACCCAATCAGATCATTTGGATCAAGATTCGGGAGTTCCCATTCAAAGCTATGTATATTAAAGAATACATCTTTTCCAAATTCCTCAAGCCACACATAAGAACTGGATGAATTGAGTTCCGTCTTGAGAACAGTATATTCCTTTCCAATCTTCAGCTTTTTAGTATCTTCCACCACTGATAGAAACCACGAATTGGTTTTGTTAGTAATGGCTTCGATCTTCTGACCATCCTTTGGAAGGCCATGGAGAATCTTGCGGTTGTCAAACATGCTACCCATCAGTCCTTGCCTTGTTGTGATATCCTACCATAGACCTTTCGCGCTCGCTTGTTGGATGCTTTCGCGTTCCATGCAGTATCGCAAACGTCTCCCTTGAAGATTTTGTTGCCATTGGTTTGCTCATCCAGTGTGCTGCACCATCCTCTTGCCCGACTTGCCCTTGTTTTTTTATTAGCCATGTTATTTGTTTTTTTCGTTATATGCTTTTGTTGCTCCTTGTTTGTAGAATGGAAAGTGTTCCACAATCATTGTAAATTGTTCACCACCCCAACCACAGTCATATATGGACTTCATCCACTTTTCCTGACAAAATGCTTCGGGATGTTCCCCTTGTTGGTTATCATAATAACCTTCTTCAAACCATAATTTTTGATACTTTGTCATGTTATATCTTAATTGTTGTAATGTAGTGCCATTGATTCTTGAAGAATGCGAATAAGTCCCAGAACTTGTCATTGCTTAGAACAACCTTGTGATCCGTTCCCTCTTCGTAAGCGATCTTACGACATGGAATGAGATTTGCAAGTTCTTTCTGCTTGGTTTGTTGGAATTGTTCCAATGTCATATTATGATTTTGAGATTGAGAGAAAGGCAAGCACACCCCCCACCATACAAAGTGTGAGACGGATTGCCCCGATTGTTAAGTCATCCATACCAAATTCAATGAAAGTCTTTCGTGTTAAAAAGAACGAGGGGATAAACACGAACATGCCCAACAGGAAGAACATGGGAGTATTCCCAAATCCGCTATCCAATGCGAAAGGACGGGAGATAAAGAACGTGCCAACAAGTGCCAATAACATACCAAACAGGCTGAAGAATCCCAGAGGGATGGACATGCCGATAAAGAATAGGATACAGCCAATGATTATTTGTGGTAGCTTAAACATGTTGCTATTGTATTCTAGTTTTTAACCTTATCTTTAGCCATCTGTTTGAACGTATCCTTGATAACCTCATGGATCGTGGCAATATCCTCATCAGCCTCTTTGGTTGTGTAATTGGATTCCACCCCAAGTCTCCGTAATTCATTGAACACCATACTACTCGTTTGTGCGTCAATTTGATGATAGAGAACCCAATACAGACGCTCATCAGCACGAATGTTCTTCAATTTCTGCTTGATTTCATCCCAAGGTTTCCAGTTATATCTGACATCAGCAAGATGGAAATCCTCCACTTCCCCAAGGATTTGTTGGCAACGGTTTGGATCACCCGTTGACCATCCTTGCTCATCCCTTCCCAGAATATGATCCACCACGGATTCCATGACTTCCCCATCGGTGGCAAGCCATGATAGGACTTCTCTCTTCTGTTCCTTGGACATTCCATTGATGATGGTTTCCAAAGATACGCACAATTTTGTTCCGTTAATTTCAATGTCGGGCATGGGATCAGTGTATTCTAGTTTTTATTCGTTGATTCTTCTTGTGATGATCTGACAATTCTTGGGATTCGGCAGATCATTGAATTCCTCCACAGTGTTCCCATCAATGTTCTTTCATCCAGCATCGTTTGTTTCCTTTGTTACTCTCTTCAAATATTAAGGTTGCCTCAATTTGTCCCATTGGCCAACCAGAATCGTAGTATCCAACAGTTACAACGGCGAGTTCTTCCTTGATCACCGACCAAGTTTCTTTTCTGAAAATGTTAAAAAATTTCATATTCTTATCCCCAAGTGTTATGGACTTCTGCGATATGCTCCATACCATCGTATTCCGCAATAGTGTATTTCACACCATCAGGAATTTCCACGATCTTCAGTTCCGCACAATCACCGTTGGCAGCTTCCCCCAACTCTTCCACAGCTTGAATCATAGCAGGATCACTCCTATCGCTTAGTCTTTTATCAATGGAGATGGCATCCCATTTCTTGTTATCTGCTTGCCTCTCTTCAATCGTCATTTCACGCCACTCTTTTTCAGATTGGTAATCATTCGGATTGGGAACATGGAATGCAAACCAACACCATTCTTCAGCATCATCCTCAATGGGGATGTATTGATTGGTTTTAAAATCATTTTTGAAAAAATAACATTCCTTCCCTTGAAGTTCCGCCATTCTTCGCACCGCTTTTTTGGAAAGGCTAAACCCCCCAAAACATTTATTTATTACAACTCGCATTTTATTATTTTTTATTTTCAAATTCCCACAAATAACCACCACAATGACGGGTTTTGCCACTTAGATGATTTGACATACTAGAACTATTTAAATTCAGATCGACGCAAGCATCCTTGGTAGATTCCCATCTTCTAATAAAAGAATGTTCAATATCATACTGAATGATGGGTTTTTTATTTTTTTAGTCACCTGAACTCTGTAATAATCGTGTTCTTCCATAATATTATTTCGTTAAATGTTTGTGTAATTTCTGACATTCTTGTGCGATTTTCCAGACAGCGTTCACACCCCTGCCAAATTTCTGCATCTTACCCTCTCCAACAAGCTCCCGAAGGAGAATGCCAGCGGTTTGACCGGACACCTCAAGCTTATCACACACCCGATCCAGAGTCAAGTGAGGAGGTTCATCCATATTGAGAATTTCTTCCTTGCGAATCTCCGCAGTGGGAGTCTTATTCTTCTTAGGCTTTTCAGCTTCCACAGGAGCAACATAAGCACCCTTGAAGTCAAATCCCTTGGAAGTCATCATTGCCATGTGAATCTTGGTTTCCCCGAAGCGATTCTTATATACATGGAAGAGACGCATGGAATCATCCTCCTTATCCACCGTGACTTTCATGTTCACATCCACGGCATGGATGATATCGGTTCCTCCCTTGGGAAGACCTTGGGTTGTGATATGGAGAACGAACACCAGAACGCATCCGGTTTCCTTGGCAGTTGATAGAAGCAAATCTTGTGCGTATTGGTAGAATTCCCTCTTCTTCATTTTAGAATTGGAAGAACGAAGGGCTTGAAAGCTATCCACCACCATGAAATCGTAATCAGACATGGCTTCCGCAATATCCTCCACGTTGCTGATATGGGCAACATCAACATCCGTAACACCCAAACGCTTGCAAGCATAGGCGATTTGAAGATGGGATTCCTCGCCAGAAGCAATGGCAGCACGTTTACCTTGGGTGGTAAGCATTTGAGCTATTTGACACAGTGCGGTAGATTTTCCAGAACCTCCAACGCCACAGATGGAGATTGCACTACCAGACATAAAGCCGGAAAGATGTTCAGTGCCAAACATCATGTCAATTTCGGAACATCCCGTAGTCATCCTATTGAAGTAGGAATCGGGAATCTCGATTGAGGAGCATTTGGCGAATTTGGTTTCTAGCGTGTTAATCTGCATGGGGGTATTGTGTTCTAGTTTTTAAGAATCGGCAAGCAGCTTTTCAATTATCGGATGAAGTGCCTCTGCTCCCTCGTAAACAATGGTCGTTTTAAATACTCCCCTGAATGTTTCAAATATTCCATGACGCATTGCAGGTTCTTTCACTCTGGTATGTTCAAAAGTGTTGTTCAAATCAGCAATTGTTTTGGTTGCTAAAATCCAACAAACCATATCTAAGGGATGGAGAGGGATAAAATTCACTTTATATTCTCCAAATTGTGTTATAAAACCCTCAAAGTATTCACTTTCCTTGATATTATCACATTTGTCTTTAATATCCGCTATTAAATGGTTGGGAATACAAACATCCCAATCACTCCCTTCTCTTGGGAATCCCATGGCTCTACTTCCAGATAAAAATGCCGTATTTGGTAAATTGAATCTGTTTATAATTTCTTCAGGTATCTTGATCATAATTTCGTGAATGATTCCAATAATTCATTCCATTCAAAATCCTCCAGATCACCCTTAACAGACTTCATCAGGATTTTGATCAATTCCAACGTGAAACCCACATCCTTGTATGCAGCATCAATTTCCGTGATGAATTCCAGACACTCACCTCTGGTCAATTCTCTCTTGATTGTTATAGGCTCAATATTAACGTATGCTTGAATATTCATTTTTCTTGATATTCTGAGATAATCCCGACATTGATAATGTCGTTGATAACACTTTCCGCAAGCCTAATTGCCGAATCTTTTGTGAAACATTGGACACGATGCGTCATGCGCGATTTGTTATTGAAGATAATTACAGGGTAAAATCCAGTCTTTGTTTTGCGATAACTTGCTTTCATGGTATCGGTGTAGTCTAGTTTTTAAGAGAAATCATTCCGATTGTAGATCAATAAAGTCTTTTAATATTGCCGTCACTTCTTCAAGATTTGTAGCTTGATCGGCTCTTGTTTTAAGAGCTTCAATCTTGTTTGTTTTAATCCTAGCCTCAGTTCCATGAACTGGACAATTCGGGTCTTCTGCAATCCAAGGTCCACCAATTTTATAACAATCACACATAATTCAAAATATTGTGTCCCGATTTTCTATTCTCCAAATTGGTAATTTCGGCTTTCAATTTTTTGATCTCTACATCTTTATGATATTGGTTTCCGCTGGTATTCCCCTTGCCAAGATCAACCACTTTGATCAGTCCCTTATAACTCTTTGACATCAACAGTGGCCATTCGTCCACCCCCTCATCGTTTTTACATTTACATGCTTCACACATCAAATCCATTAGATTATCCCAAAGTTCTTTGGATGTGTTACCATCAAGTTCGATATAAAGTTCTTGCTTCATGTCCTGAGTGTGATCTAGTTTTTAATAAAGGTTCTCACTGTAGAGCGTTCCATCAGAAGATACTTTTCGTCTGATCTGACCTTCTTTTTCAGCTATTTTCCAAGCATCCTCACGATGGCGTATCGTCATTGCTTTGTCCTTG